CGGGAGAATACAGTGCTGAATACTTACTAGCTGTTTTACCGAATGTTCCGTTCAATGCAATACGTAATGAATCTGCAATTACCATGTTCTTTTGACGTTTACCTTCTAATCGTCTCTCGAACACTTTGCGATACTCATCAATAAAGGTTGTACCAGTGTTAACAGGTATGAGATTGCAATTAAGCAGAATAGAAGGATAATAACTAGAAACATCATAATCAACAATTTGATAATCATCATCAGTAACATGGCAAACCTTTCTATCGTGTTGTGAATGAAGACCTCCAACGCCCATCTGATATATACCATTGTTTATCGTTACGAGGTCTTCCTTCAGAAAGGCAGGTAACTCTACGTGCCCCGTTGACTGCTTAACTTCATATACGTGCTCTGACATCCTTCTTGTTAATTCAATAAGGTCAGCGCGTTTAAAGTTAATAAAATGTGGAACTATATACCGTACGCTTTCAGGTATCTTTGCCTTACTACGCTTTATACCTAGGCGTTTGATAAACATTTGCTCAGCTACCTGCGAATCAGATTTAGAACGAGCATCAAAGCCGTATTCCTTACTGATCTCTACGCGTAGCTGGAGTTGCCCTTGCAGCCTGTTATAAAGCTCTTCAGTCGTGTCTAAATCGTTCTGACAGTATGTCCAAACCATTGGTCGGCTTTCCTCAGGAATAACCTCAGTATGCTCAAATGGTAGGTCTTGAATGAGTGGCATGTTCATGCGTGCGCCATACGTCTTCAAACTCACAAAACTAGGGGCAACTTCAATCAAGTCAATATGGTCAATCATCGGTATCTTGAAGCCAAACTGCTTTTCAGCATCCCACGGCATCAAGTTCTGGTGAATAATGATATCCCCGAAGCCTTTTGTTTCAGACGTAGAATGCCCAGACAAAAAGTAACTGATGACGGGCATATCAAACCGCGCCCCGTTGAAGCTAATGAATGTGTTTTTTGATTTGAAAAGAGACTTGATGCGCTCACGAGCATCCTCCTCATCTCCCCAGATGCCGAAGTATTCTCCGCTCTCAAGAATCTTACCCATCAATAGAAACATGTTTGGGGCAACTTCAGTATCAAAAACAATAGTCCCCATTAATCTTGGTTTACATAGCGTTCTGTTGGACCACCGTCAAGAGCCTGCACGGGATACTCTAACTCTTTTAGCTTTTCAATAAAGTGAATTGCTTTCTCTAAGTCTTCCCGTCCGTTCTTGAGGTGAAACCGCTCAAGATACTTAGTAGCGCAACCTACAAAATAACCCCTACCGTATAGACGATAGATTCTATCCCAGTGCTGCTCCCCGTCAACTTTATAATGCTTACCACCTACCTGCTTATTATTTGCGCTCATGATTTCCTTATAAGTTTTACGAATATCTTCTAAACTATCAATCCATTCTGAATGAGTCTTAGCTAGCATTTTTCTTCTCTCTGTTCATAATATAAATCTGAGTTGCTAATTTCCAATCAGAAGCTGAAATTTTATCTACCCATGCTTTTCCGTCACTAACTTTATTTTTACGCTCATATGCTACCATAGCCATTGGCTGCGCTACAAACTCAAAGAAGGGATTAACGAATCCACTTTTCTTGAATGGGTCATTGCAGAATGCCTCGCACTCAGTTAGGAATAGTTCCCAATCACCTTGATACAAAACACTAGGCTTGACTACTCCGTTTGAATACGCATCAAATACTTCACTGCTCGGCGGATTTTCTACATACGGCTGCGCGTTGTAGAGTTCAGTATATAGATGTAGATTGTTACTCACCGTAAAGTATTGACCGACTGGCAGCTCAAGCGCAATCGCTACAAACTCTTGAATCATACTGAAGTGAACTGGATTAGCTCCGCAGTATCCCCACCAGAAATCATTACTCCTGTTGAAGATTGTCAAATCAACACATCCGTTCACAACAGCAAATACTAACTGCGTATTACAGGCTTTATCCTTTGTGCTTTTGTTGAAGTCAGATGCATCCCAGAGTTGAATAACCGCCTGACGGGAATTAGAATCAGTCTTGAGGTGCTTGATAACCTCTTTGAGTTGGTCAAATCCAAAGTGCTTACGCATCCTGTGTCCGTACGCCGCGTTGAATCTTACGCCGTCATCGCTGAATTGACCAATGGTAGAATTAAACTGCTTCAGGAACTCTACGTCATCACGTCCCGCGAGCATCCAGATTGATTCCATTAAGTGAAAGATTGGATTCGCGTCTCGTTCAGCAAAGAACAATACGCGCTCAGTCGGCTCGATGATTGTAGTCAGCACTGGTTCATCAATACGCAAAGCAGGACCATTACGAGTTTGAACCTTTACACCTGAGGTTTTAAAACGCCAGAGCATATCAGTAAATAATTCATTTACGTTGATAGAACGTATTTCCATGTTATTTCCTTTATTAAAATTCTGTTGTTGGTTTGTAATTCTGACGAGGCTTACCCTCTCCTTTTACTACTCTTTGATACTTATCAAACTCACACATGATGTTTTGACAATCATGCAGGGTTAAATCTTTTAATTTATTATTTGAATCAATCAAGATTGAACGGATCTCTGTTAATTCCTGATTGAATCTTTCCTCAGTAAACTTTTTACTAATAGTGCGTTCATGTAGCCTATTTAACCCGCGCTGACTGCCTGGACCCATTGGTGCCCATGAATATAAATCTATAGCGTTGTCTAGTTGACCGCGCAGGTAGCTCAAATCTGAACTCACTTGCCCAGCTATAAAGGTTTGAATACCGAATGAAGTAGCCAACGCATTAGTAGTATGCTTGATTGAACCAGAAGCAATCGCCCCACGAATCTGCGGTGCAATCTTGATGATTGGCGCAATAATATACTCCGCTAGGTTTACAGACTTCGTATTACCTTTGACCATCGTTGGGTAAACAATATAAGCAGAGCTATATACCTTTTCACCTTTGGATTCTAGGTGCTTCATCGCCTCAATAAACAAGTAAGGATTAAACTCCTCAGCGCGACGTGGAATCACGAGGTTATCCATGAGGTAAAGCAGGGTCGGTGGCCAATTAATCAAACGAGCTAACAGGGCGCGGAACCATACGTCACCTTGAACATTCTTATAGTAATAAGTTAGCAGCCACTTACTTACCCTGTCATCCCTACGACGCACATTACAGAACCGATACTTAGCGAGTATTGGATCAAGCGTATATGGCGGTAGAAATGATTTCTCCTTGTTTAAGCGCATTTGTTCTCGTTCATTAACAAACTCAACCAATTCATTAAAGAGTGCCATTCTCTGCCTTTCTGATAACTTCTAGAGTGTCATTAAAGGCATCTGTGTGATCTATTGTAATAATTTTTACTCCACCTGCATTATGCAAATTAACGCAAGCGTCATAAGTAGATTTATGTGCGCTTACAGTATTCGCTGGATTGAACGGCTTTGTTTCCCCACGGGCATCTCTACGCGCTTGCACTCTCTGTAGGCAAGTTGCGAGGGGCGTATCGAGGATAGCCGCGACGTATGAACCCGTTGGTTTAAGCATCTGTGTTGTGATTGCTCCTGGACCCACTTTTGAGAGTAACAAACCTTCAAGCAAAACATGACCCCTAGGATGAGCAGCCAAGGCTCGTTCTGCAATTTCCTCTTGAGTACTGATACCATCTGTACCTCCGCAAGTATTTTGATAACTACCAATCACATAAAGCGGCTGAGCAATTCCCTCATTGCTGAGGTCAACTTGATAGCCCCAATGTTTCTTTTTACCGTTGGGGTCTATTATTGCTGAGCAGGGGTAATCCGTCAAGAACTTACGGGCTACAGTGGTTTTTCCAGAACCGCTAGTTCCGCGGAGTGATAGAATTACGTTCATGTGTTTCCTTTATTCGGTTATTGAGTTGAAATTATAGCTCAATATTTTGCGGGCACTTCAAATGCGTGTTGTCTTTTCCACATGTTACGTATTGTTTCAGGATATTCATTTAAGAGCCAATCTTGAAAAGCTGTCGCGGGACTAATGTTCAATAGAATCCCATCTTCATCTTTACATTGCATGAGGGCAATCACTAAGGATTCTAATGATTGTTGACTGATATTCTTTTTATTTGATTTCATTTGTTTTCCAGTATATGTTCAGCGCGGAACGGCACGCCAGTTTCAGCAAACATTGCCGCTTTTTCAGCACGTGGTGTTACTTTTACTTCACATTCTTCCCTAAGCCAATCTGGTAAATATTGAGCGCGAATAGCTTTGAAAGGTTCAGTCAGGCGTTCAAAACCTCGTGAGTCATACCACTTGATCCTGTCCCAGCCCATGTCAGCGTAAACTCCTGGATACCGACGACTGAAGAATCCATTCTTGAATTGGCACAGGCATGACTCAAACGTAAAGCGACCGAGGTCAGGATGCGGCTTAATACCTCTGATTAATTGAGCAGCTCTAATTTCTAAACCATCACACATAGCCTCAAAATCATCATACTTACCTGAATGTGAATTAGGCTGACGCTTATCAAATACATACTCATCTGCTCCGAGTAAAAACAGCATGCCGTTACGATGAGAGCGCGAGCCGTCAAAGTCATTAAACATCAAAGTAGTGCAATCAGAGCCGTATCCGTTAATTTTTATGTACTCAAGATAAGAGAAAGTAGACAGTCGTCCAAAGCTGACAATGCTATTAGCCTTAGCCCATAGCGATTCATAGTTAGCATCGCTCCAGAGCTTGACTTGAGAGCCATGCTGCTTGACGAGTTGCGCATATGAATAGAGACCTTTCATTGTGTCTTTCTTCTGCTTATTACGGTCAGAATCAAAACTCAAAGTAGTCCAGTCATTGTTAAAGCGAGCATGCGCGGCTCTCCACTCAACATCGCTTTCAGGAATCTCAGGTATAAACTCCATGATTTTTAAACTAGTAATTGGGTTTTGAGTATGCCCATTAATAGTCGCAAACCAAAGAGCCTGCTCATCCGTCCAGCCATAATACTTCTTGAGCGCAGGCATGTAGAGATACACAAGACCTGGATGTGCTTTGCACTCAAGGTTCATAGTGTACAACGCTTTGAAGTATTCAAGACGGTTCTCAGGTAATCTATAATCAGTCATTTTCTATCCTTAGGCGGCTGTTTATTATGCGTAGGGTAAATAGGCGATACTGGTCTAATCGGTTGTATCATTTAGCCACCCCCAGAACTGGCATCAAAGGTAAAGTGGGTAAAGCGGTAGGCATAGGTAACGGAGCAGGCATAGGCACGTTGGGAATAATAAATCCAACGGGTTGCCCATACTGGTTCAGAACGACCTGAGAGTTACCGATAGGTATAACTGAACCCATTGGCTGACCAAACTGATTCAGATACTGCATCGCTCCTTGAACATTGTTCTGAGCGTAGCAGCTTGATGAACCAAACAAGTAACCGAGTATGAATACAATAATATACTTTATCATATATGTTGACTAGGAATGCGGTTACGGATCTCCTCAGCTACGACGCTATAGTTAGCATCAGCAAGGTCAATAGACCACTTGTCACAAATCTTTGCGCACTCTTCACGCTCAATAACTACGGCGTATTTTGTAGCTTCAATTGCATGAACGATGAGTTCAGCTTTTGCCTCGGCTAGTGCGTCATCAAACTCGCGTTGCGTAAAAAGCGTTCCTCCAGTACCTTTAGCAAAGAATGATTTCTGGAAATCAGATTGTTCTGACATGTAATTCTCCTAAATTGTATTGATAATTAAATGCAAATTGTTTAACAACTTCTTGGACTTTATATTTACGCCCATACATAGGATGATTCTCACCTGCGTATTTTCCTTTTCTTGATTTTGATAAACGCTGTTTATGTTGCTCAGATTTTGGAAAACGAAATTTAATTAAAGTTTCTTCAGAATGTTTTTTACCATACATCGGATGTCTGTCACCAGTTGTTAATTTATTCATTTCCGAGCGTTTGGGATTCTTTTTACCAAACATTGGATGTTTACTACCTGTTTGAGCTTCTGAAAATTTTATTCTAGCCGCTTGATATAAACGAGAATTAACATAAGCGTTATTTGAACCTTTCATGCAAATAACAGCTCTCCATGCTAATCCTCCATGAATCTTTGCTAACAAATAATGAGCAATAAAATGTTCTCTAGCTGTTAAATCAACTAAATTGGAATTATCATTAGAACCGCCTAAAGATTTAGGAATTATGTGATGACGTTCTTTATATCCGTCAATTGAATCACGTAGTTTGGCATTATCAATTAACAAAGTGTAAATTTTTTGATAGTTCATTTTAATAATTTTCGCTCAATAAATACTGCAATTTCAAGTGGTGTTGCGTGTTGATTGTGTTGCACGATTGAAGCGGCGATCATAGCTGCTTGACGCC